TCGCACGCACGGTTGTGGCGTGACGCCGGAAAGCCGGGGCAGGACTACCTGGAGAGCCTCGGCATCGAGCCGCAAACTTGGCTGGCGTACAAGCTCGGCTACCGGCCAGACGTCCCTGTGCCTGGCACTGGCGGCAAAGAAAAAGCGCCAGCTATCGTGATCCCGTGGCTTGCATCTGGCCGGCCGGTCGGTGTGCGCTATCGCTTCCTGCCGCCGTGCAAGGCCAAGTTTTCGGCGGAAACGTGCAGCAGCTTTGCGGGCCGCTTCTTCGGCGGCCAGTTGGTTGCGGCGACAGCAAAACGTCGTGAACGCTTCTTGCTGCTTGTCGAAGGCGAGTTCAATTGCATGAGTATCTGGCAGGCGTGCGGCGGCACCAACATGCCGCACGACTTTGGCGTGGACGTAGTCAGCTTTGGCCACGAAAGCGCCAAACTTTCACCGGCGGCAATCGAGGCCTTCCGCCAGTTTTACGGTACGTTCGTCTGGGCGAATCGCACGGAAATGGCGCAGGGCATTGCGGCGCAAGTGCCTGGCGCGCGCGTCGTGCTGTCGCCGGATGGCAAAAATGCCAACGCTCTGCTGCGGGAGGGCATCCTCGGTAAGTTTGTCGTCTCAGCGCTTGCCAAAGCGCTCGATGACGACCTCGGCGGCCTGGAGTTGCTGCTGGAAAATCTCTACCTGTCGGCGCACACATTCCACGGCCTGGATGATAGCGTCGCCGAAGAGTTCCATCGCCTGGCGAGACGCCTTGAGCATGGCCAGGATGCGCTGGTCAGGGTGGCGCCGGACCGTTGGCTTACATCTGAACGTGTGTTTTGGGAAGCTGCACACAGCGCAGCGATTTGATATAGTATCGAGAAAGGACACCAACACATGAGCACCTTTGACCGCATCGCCGAATTGGAACAGGAAGGTTTTTTGACGACAGAACAACATGACGAACGCACAGGCAAGAGCGTTGCCGAACTCACTGCCATTGTGCGAGAGAGTCGCCAGCGCACCGCTGAATACTTCCCGCTGCCCAGCGCGAAGGACTGCATTCTTTACGCCATCACCGAGATCGGCGAATACCTCGATGCTTTATTGCGCCTGGATCGTCCCGACGACAAGCGCAACAACAACAAGCAACTCTCGCCGATGCAAGAGTGGGGTCAGGCGGGCTACATGATTGCATCGGCAATCATTCAGCGCACCCGGCCTGCATACAGTCTTGCAATTGGCGGTACGGTCTTCGACGTGCTGCGGGAGTTGACATACGGCCCGCAAAAACTTGACGCCGCGCTGGAATCCTGGGCGCTTTTCTGCAGTACTTGTGACTGGGACGCAGAACAACTTCTGCGCGACACGTGTGCGGCATTCGAGCGCAAGCACCTGCCGCGGGAGGGCAACGCATGACGGAGGCAGAACTGCAACGCATCCTCGCCAGCAACCCAGACCTTCGGGTTGTCGGCGACATTGCGCCACCACCACCGCCACCACCAACCGTGGCGAAAGAAAGCCTGGCGCAGCAATTTGAACGTATCTGGCGCATCTGTGGCGGACCGGAACTCGCCACCGAGTACCGCTTTCATCCAACCCGTAGATGGCGCTTCGACTACGCACACCTGCCGTCGAAGATCGCCATCGAGATCAACGGCGGCACGTGGACGCACGGACGGCACACGCGCGGGAAGGGCTACCTGGCAGACCGTGACAAGGTCAACGCCGCCACTGCGCTTGGCTGGCGTGTCTTCGAACTCGGCACCGGCCAGGTCACGGTGGCACGCGTTGCGCAAATCGTTGCGCTGGCGAAGGAGGCGCAGGATGGCCAGAACGTCGGATGATTACGTCCAGTGCGTAGCCGTGTCGCCCGACGGCTCGGCTCGCAAAGTCAACATCTACCACGTCCGCATCGACACGCTAGAGCGAGCACGCCGCAAGCTGACGGACGGCAAAGCGGCGTGGGTATCGCTCGACGACTGGGACTTACTGAAGGAGGAACTACATGGCAGTTGCAGGCGGCATCACGACGGCGTACCAATGCAAACCAGTGATCGTCAACGACCGGCTGACGTTGGAGATACGCCAAACAAGCTACCCGCGTGAACGTTGCGCCTCGCCCGCCGATGCCTACATCCGGCTGCTCAAAGGCGACACCGTCACGGTGGCAGGCTCCGACATGGCTGCGTTGCGTCTCCAGATCGCTGCGCTCAACGGCGACGTGTGAAGGTATTGCATTGTCAGCGATTTTGTCGTACCATTGACATAAATATGATACAAATTGTACGTCCAACCAACCAGATGGTGGCGCTGGCAGACCTTGCGCCACATCCTCGTAACTACAACCGCCACCCAGCGGCACAGGTGCGCAAGCTGGCGCAAAGCCTGCGCAAGTTCGGCCAGGTGCGCAGCGTCGTCGTGTGGCGTTCGACCATCCTGGCGGGTCACGGCGTCGTCGAAGCGGCGAAATCGTTGAACTGGCAGCACATCCGTGCTGATGTGCTGCCAGACGATTACCCGGAGCACCTGGCGCTGGCGTATGTAGCCGCAGACAACGAACTTGCGCGGCAGGGCGATCCGGACATGGCGCAGTTGGCCGCCATCCTGGAAGAAATCAAAGACGTAGACGCCGAACTGCTGGAGGCGGTCGGATACAGTGACGCCGAATTTGCGGCGCTGCTGGCGGAAGTCGGCGGCGAACAGCGTGGCATCGTTGACGCTGAGCCGCAGATCGACCGGGCGGAAGAGTTGCGGAAAAAATGGCGCGTGGAGCCTGGCCAGCTGTGGCAGCTCGGCGAGCACCGGCTGATCTGCGGCGATTGCACCGATGCGGCGGTGGTGGAGCGTTTGATGGCGGGGGAGAAGGCGGATATGGTGATCGCAGACCCTCCCTACGGCTTGAGCATCGTCGCCGCCAACGTATCCGTTGGCGGCGGAGAATCCGCTGCGGGCATGATTCCTTCTGGCGGGAAGAAAGGGCGCAGAAAAGGTTATGTTGGCGGTGGCGAAGGTTATCGCCTTCGCCACGGGCATTACGCAATCGAGGAGTATCAAAAAAACAAAAGGCTCGGCGCCATTGGGGGCGCCAAGCCTTTTGGATCGAGCAACGTGCGCGGCTCCAATAGAGCCGCGCGCGTTGTTGACGTTGGCAAATATATGCCGATCGTGGGGGATGAAACAACAGACACGGCGATCCGGGCTGTGACATTTTATTTGAATGCGTATCCTCAAGCTGCGCAATTTTGGTTTGGTGCGAATTATTATTCTGAAGTATTGAAAGCCTCGCCATGTTGGGTAGTATGGGATAAGGAAACGACAGGGAATTTCGCTGATTGTGAACTGGCATGGAGTAACGTAAATCGGGCTGCTAAAGTCTTTAGGCATCGGTGGAACGGGATGCTCCGTGATTCTGAACGAGGACGTAGGTGGCATCCCACACAAAAACCGGCAGCGCTTGCTGCATTTTTGATGACCGAATTCGGCAAGATGGGCGATATTGTGATCGACCCGTTTGCTGGCGCTGGATGGACTGTGATCGGAGGCGAAAATACAGAGCGACGCGTGAGGGCGATAGAATTAGTGCCAGAGTATATCGCAGTCATTTGCGAGCGCTGGTCGCAGGCAACCGGCAAGACGCCGGAGTTGGTGAACGATGGCAGCTGACGAGTGGATCGAAATGGCCTCGGCGGCGCTGGATAAGTTGCTGCCGCCGCACAAGAACAAAAAGCGCAACACGATCATCGCAGTTGTTGATGCGAAGCTGTCGGGCCGTTCCGTCGAGTCAGCGTTGAACCGGCCAGACACCGGCAGTCGCATTTCGTATTACTCAAGCTGGAGCAAGAATGAAAATTTCGTGTCCGTGCTGAACGAAGTCCTCGACATCGCTCAGCGCTGGCAATCCGAGCAGGCGCTGGAGGCGCTGCAGAGGGCCGCACACCGCCTGGCGCTGGCATCGCCTGTGGCAGCAGGAAAGCTCGTGCAGCAACTTAGCCACGAGGACGCTGCAATCGTGCTGCGTGCCGCCATCGCCATCCTGGATCGCGCTGGCATCGAGACAGCGCGCAAGTCACGCAGCGAGACGACCGCCAGCGTGGACATTCGGCAACTCAACGAGTTGAGCGACGCCGAGTTGGAAGCCATTGTGCGAAGAGGGCTACATGGTGGCGGCGACACTGCACAGCAGGCGGATTGACCTGGAAATTGCCATTGCCGCCGACTTAGTGCTGGCGCGGCGTCATGCCCGCCGCCACCTGCTCGACTTCACTCTTTTCACCTATCCGCAGTACGTCGCCGAACCCGTTCACCGCCTCATCGCCTCGACGCTCGACCGTGTTGTCGCTGGCAAGCTGCGCCGCCTGATGATTTTTGCCCCTCCGCAGCACGGCAAAAGCGAACTGGTCAGCGTGCGCCTGCCCGCCTTCTGGCTCGGTAAGCACCCCGACGATCCGGTGATTGTCACGTCCTACGGCGCAGCACTGGCCGAAAGCAAGTCACGCCAGGTGCGTGACATCATTGCATCGGATGAATTTCAGCGACTGTTCGGCCACTTGTCGCCGGTGGACGAGCCGGTGACACTGCGCAACGACAGCCGCTCCGTCGCCAGATGGCAGCTTGCCGGTCGGCGTGGCTCGCTGCTGGCCGTCGGCATCGGCGGGCCGGTCACCGGCCACGGCGCACGGCTCGGCATCATCGACGATCCATTCGAGAATTGGGAACAGGCGCAATCGGCGACGTACCGTGAGCGTGTGTGGGACTGGTACCGCGGCACCTTCCGCACACGCATCTGGGAAGATGGCGCAATCGTGCTGATTATGACAAGATGGCACGAAGACGACCTCGCCGGTCGTTTGCTGCGGGAGCAGGGCGGCGAATGGGAGGTGCTGCGCCTGCCTGCGCTGGCTGAAACGCAGGAGGATCGAGACTACATCAACCAACGGCTCGGCTTGCCCGCTGGTTTGCCCGACCCGCTCAACCGCCAGCCTGGTGAAGCGCTCGCCCCACGGCGCTACAGCGTGCAGGCGCTGACCAGCATCCGGCGCGACGTTGGCGAACGTGTGTTCGCCGCGGAGTACCAGGGAGCGCCGACGGCGGCGGAAGGGGCGATGTTCAAGCGCTCGTGGTTCCAGGTCGTGGACGCTGCGCCGCGTCAGGCGAAGCGCGTGCGCTACTGGGACAAGGCGGGCACTGCCGGAGGCGGCGCAGCAACGGCGGGCGTGCTGATGGCACGCGACGCCGACGGGCGCTTTTACGTGGAGCACGTCGTGCGCGGGCAGTACAGCGCGCTGGAACGTGAGCGCATAATCCGGCAAACCGCCGAGACGGACGCTGCGCTGTATGGCAACGTTGAAATCTGGCTGGAGCAGGAGCCGGGCAGCGGCGGCAAAGAAAGCGCCGAGAACACCGTGCGGATGCTGGCGGGATTCAACGCTCACAAAGAGACGGTCAGCGGCGACAAGCAGACACGGGCTGAGCCGTTTGCGGCGCAATGCGAAGCGCTGAACGTGTTCCTGGTTCGCGGCGCATGGAACAGTGCGTACATTGACGAGTTGACGGCGTTTCCCAACGGCCAGTTTGCTGACCAGGTGGACGCCAGCGCGGGAGCATTCAACAAGTTAGTCGGCAGCCGCAAGGTTGCGAAAGTGAGGTGAAACATGGCGATTTTGCGTGCAAATGGCGTCCTCAGTGACCGGTTGAATCTGGCGCAGCAGTACGGCTTGCTGACGTTTGGCAACAAACGCCGCGACGTGTACGCTGCGGCTGGCTACGACAAAAGCATCAGATTCGAGCAGTACCTGGCGTGCTTCCAGCGGCAAGACATTGCGCAGCGCATCGTCTCAGCGCCGGTCGTGGAAGCCTGGCGCTACCCGCCGACGCTGCTCGACGGCATCGATACGGCGGAAGGTGCGGAGGGGACGCCGTTCACTAACGCCTGGCTGCGGTTGGTGAATTCCGCCCGAGACGACGCCGAGACCAGGCCCGGCATCGTCCACCCGCTGACTCGGCTCGACCTGGTCAGCCGCATCGGGCGCTACGCCGTGTTGTTCTTCGGTCTCAACGACGGCAAAGCGCCAGAGGAACCGGCGGAAGCAAACAGTCTGCGTGACATAAGCGACTTGCTTTTTGTCAGCGTGTACGATGAAGGCTCCGCCCGCATCGTGGGTTGGGAGACGGATCGCACGTCGCCGCGCTACGGCAAGCCGACGCTGTACGAGTTGGTCAGCATCGAATCTGGACAGCAAACGACGCTGCGTGCGCACTGGACACGCTGCCTGCACGTGGCAGATGGCGTGTTAACGAACGACCTGTTCGGCACTCCGGCGCTGGAGCCGGTATGGAATCGCCTGATCGACATTCAGAAGATCATGGCGGCCACCGGCGAGGCTGGCTGGACGGTCATGCAGCCCGGCTACATCTTCAGCACGCGTGACGGCTACGAGTTAAGCGACGACGGCGCCGAGCAGCGGCAAGAACAGATCGACGAGTTTGTGCATGGCCTGCGCCGCTTCCTGGAGGTCAACGGTTACGAAGCCACGACGCTGAGCAGCCAGCTTCAAGACCCGACCGGCGCCATCACCAACGCACTGCGCCTGATCTCCGCCGCCACCGGCATCCCGCTGCGCAAACTGACCGGCAGCGAGCGCGGAGAACTGGCGAGCACTCAGGACGATGAAAACTGGATCGACTTCATCGAAGCACGCCAGCGCCAGCACCTGGCGCCGGTCATCATCGAGCCGTTCGTCAACCGGCTGCTGTGGCTCGGCGTGTTGCCGCCGCCGTCTTCCGGAGCTTACACCGTCTGGTGGCCGTCGTTGCGCAAAAACGACCCGCACCGCCAGGCGCAGATTGCCGACATCAGCGCGCAGGCGCTGCAGAAGATCGGCGCCACCGTTGACCCGCGGGCATTCGTGGCGGCGTACATGCCCGATCTGCCGGTGGATGCAGTGAGCGCATCGCCACGCTTGGATGCAGCGAAAGGAGGCGGGTTGGCGGATAACGCCGCCCATCCCTTTTGGCGCGGCTATCCGTAGCAATCGCATGATCCTGCTGCCCGACCCGGACGACCCGGAGTCGGAGGGCGATGAGATCGGTGACCTGGCTAGCACGCATCAGGCATCCATCGAGGATGCGCTGCGTCGTCAGCGTGCCGCCGTGGTGGAAAACCTCGATCCGGAGCGGCTCAACAACGTCGAGCGGCTGATTCCGACGGAAGACGACGATCTGCGCGAGGCGCTGGAGGTGCTGCTGCGTGACTCCGCCGGTCGTGGCGTGCGTGTTACGTTCGACAAGCTGGAAAGCATCGACGTCGGCGTTAACTGGCGGCTGGCAAATGAGGCCGCCAGGACGTGGGCGCAGCAGTACAGCTACAGCCTGGTCAGTCTGCTCAACGAGAATAGCCGCCGGATGCTGAGCGATGCAGTCATGCGCTGGGTCGAAAGCGGCGAACCGCTCGACGCACTCATCGACAGCCTGACGCCGATCTTCGGCCAGGATCGTGCGGCGGCAATCGCCATAACCGAGGCGACGAGGGCATATGCAGAAGGCAGCTTTACGCTCTACGAGCAGGCGGGATTCAATCGCCGCCCGCCGGAGTCGGAGCGCCCACCAGCGCACCCGCGTTGCCGGTGCTGGGTGTCGCTGATGGAAGCGGATGACGGGATTTGGGAATACGTCTGGCTGACGGCGCAGGATGAACTTGTCTGCCCGATTTGCGGCCCGAAGCACCTGCGTTCCATCGGCTTCGCAGGACGGCGGTAGGAGGCAACATGCAGATCAGCATTTCGAGCAACGCAAAAGA